CCTTAGAGCAGAGGCTCGTAAGCAACACCTAGAAGGACAGCTCGATAAGCAACTTGAGATGTTCGAGAAGGAGATGGTACGAGCAGAGAAAGTGATGGATGCTCTTGAGAAGAGATCTATTAAGCTACGTGCAATCAAGTTGGAGCTAGAACTATGAGTAGACCTGAAGTCTATCGAAGGAAGCCATAATGGCACTTAAAGCCAGAGAAGTCCGTGAACGCTGTCAAGGCAGAGTCGATCCACAAGTCCTTCAATGTATCGAAGCCCTTGCTGAACAGCAGTCAGTCATACGTGAACAGTTACTCGTTGTAGCTCAAATGTATGACAGGGTTATCGATATGGTAGCCTCGATGGTTACTGTTGCTGACAACATGAAGGGCGCACTCGATCAAATGCAAGTACGTGATCCAGGAGATGGTGATGATGGCCCAACTCACTAGCATTAAGATGCGTCCTACTACTGAGGATGATAAACATCTCCCATCTTACGATAACACTAAGCTCATGAACATCAACACTTGTCCTACATGGGGGATAGTTCGATATGGACATCACCTTCGAATGCCTAATGCTGGACGAGCATTAGCCCTTGAAGCAGGGGACGTATCCCATCAAGCATTTAGTGCTGGACGATGGTTCCAATTCAGGCATTACAATGGTTTCGGCAAACGACATTCTGCTCTTTGTGAGTACCACGGTCACAGGCTATTTGGTGAGGAACGATTCAGATTACTCCTCGACACTCAGAGTCCCACAGCAACGGAACGAACCAACCTCCTAAACTTCGTACTCGAAACACTCAACACCAGTGGATACTACGATGACATCTCCGATAGAAACAGAACTATCAGTAACATCGAGGAATCCCTCATTGCTTGGTGTGATCGATACGACATGGAGAGATATCCAATTTGGATACGAGATACTAACGATCCTCAGTCCGACATTGGAATCGAGATACCCTTCGATCTCGTTGTCACTTTCGGATTTGATGATGACATCAACACACAAACCAGATTTACTGGCAAAATGGATGGCCTACATTGGGACAAGGACAACCTCATTATCATTGAGGAAAAGACGAGTTCTGGCCTATCTGACGCTTGGCTTTCTCAATGGGTACTATCCCATCAGATCACTGGATACTGCTTGGCGGCTGCCTCATTTACTAACGAGCCTTGCAACAAGGCGCTTGTATCTGGAATGCGTATTCCCCTTGGTCGTCAAATCGCAGAAGGTATACGAAAAGAGCCAGTGAATCGTAGCCAGGATATGTTCGAACGTTGGGCACATTGGTTTATCACTACTGTCGATATGGAACAGAGATACATCAACGATGTGGTAAAAGCTCCCATGTATACCCATTCCTGTTCTCGATACTTCCGTACCTGCTCGTTCCTGCCACTATGTGCAGCGGAAGATGACGAGGAAAGGAGACAGATACTCGAAGAGATGGAGTTTGACGAATGGTCACCACTGCACGACAGCTAGTTGCCAAAAGAGATGTTGACATGGCTCTCATGAAGATGCCATTCGAGCGTCGGATGGAGTATCACATGATCCGTGAGGAAGAACCAGAATTGTACAGGCGATTGAAGGAACTGTTCAATGCTGGATATCGTGGAATCCTATTACAGTGAGGGACAATGCCAGCATACATCAATCTAGAGATTGACGACGAGATCATCGACACTACAGAAGATCTAGCCGGTCATGATCTCAACAAGCCATTTGCTAATAACATGGTCAGAGCAGAAGTAGGCGAACTCCTATTAAAGTACGCTGACCAGATCAAGAACGCAATACCGGAGGTTCCCAATGGAAATGAGACTGGGCAAGATTGAACTTACCACTCCGAAGACACAAGCCCGTCGAATGAATATGGTTCTATGGGGTCCGAGTGGAGCTGGTAAAACTACCCTCGCGGCTACAGCTCCTAGACCAATACTTTGGGTCAATTTCGACATCGACGGAACAAGCTCATTAATGGATCAAGAGGACATCTTCATAGCTGACTACAGCAAGGAGAATCCCAATGTTGTTGCCACGTTCAAGCGTGAGGATACAGCCTCGATCAAGGGGCTCTTGGAGGACAATCCTAAGATTGAGACTGTGGTGTTTGATTCTGTCACTTCGTTTAACGAGATGGCTCTTAGATTCGGAGTCACAGAGGTTCGCGGAGCCACTATGGAGGCGCCAACTCTACAAGGATACGGACGGCGCAACTCTTACACTATGCAGGGAATTACTTCTCTACTCAAAACGACTGGATCATACAATAAACACTGTATATTCATTGCACACGAAGACGTCCCATCCAAAGACGAACTCACTGGACAAATGATGGTATCGATTCTTGTGGGTGGTAAAATGCAGTCTGAGATCCCAGTAAAGATGTCCGAAGTGTGGCATCTTGAGGATACAGGGAAGCACCGCAAGATCACTATCAGGTCTTCCCGCCTTCGCAAACCCATGAAATCTCGGATGTTCATTTCAAGTGGAGACAGTGACTTCAATTGGAATTTCGATCCAGAGGCATGGAAAGGCGATGGAATCGAAGAGTGGTACAAGAAGTGGATTAAGAATGAGGGTCGAAAGATACCACTTCCGAAGTAGCAAGGAACCTACAGGAACCTCACTACTTCATTTAGTAGTTCCAGCGGAATTGGCTACCAGATTTAGGGACTGTACTGGGAGTCAAGAGTTTGGTATCATCATCAGTTCCACCACCACCACTACCAACAGCACACAAGGACAGTGCCATGACCGAAGAACTGAGTTCAATTGTCGAGTATTCCGTCAACCTGAAAGATCAGGAAGAGCCGGAACCGCTTCCTGCGGGAGAGTATACCGCAGTCATTCGTGACGCCGAGAAGAGACTATCTCAACGCGAGACATTCTACGCGGCTGTTACGTTCGTGATCTCTGCCGATCAGTATCCGGCGGACTTCACTGAGGGCAATCCTGACGGCACGGTGATTATCTACCGTCGTTGCAGTCTGGAAGACAACCCTCAGGCTCGTTACGGCTGTCGTCGCTTCATCGAGGCGATTGGCGGTAAGCTGTCCAAGCAGATCGACGTTAAAGAGTGGATCGGTACGGAAGCTGCTGTCGAAGTCGAGCATGACACCTACGAAGGCGTCACTCGTCCAGTCGTCAGTCGGGTTCGCGCTGCCTAGAGATGGCCCCCATCCTAGCGCCTAACCGGGTAGCGTGATCGGGGGTGTCAAGTTTATGCTCCTATGGGCTTGACACCCCCACCTCGTTCGTGTAGTATCAGCGTATTCACTCACTAACCCAAAAAGGGGAATAGCCAGATGGCTGACGAAAAAGCAACAAAGAAGAAACGCACTCGCAAGCCCACCTACGTCGTCATGCAGGTTGTGGACGAACAGGGCAATCCGATGAACGTTACCAAGGAACAGATCAACATCCTTGGCGGCTTTACGGACGCTGAGAAAGTGCTTGACGCAATCGAGAGCGGCGAGTATCCTGGTGCCGTATACAAGAAGGTTCAGATGGGCTAGTGATAGCTCGATAGCTTGCGTAAGTCGGTACGCTGCAAGCATCTGATTAGAGGGTCGCACTCGACGGAGTGCGGCCCTTCTTCTTTTCCAGAGGACACACATAGGGGCTTGACACACAGTAGAAAGTGTGATATGGTACGCTTACATCGATACAACGTGGTGACTAACTACTGTGTTGTATGTGGTCAGTCAGCACTTCACATAGCTAAAGAAGGACTAGAGTGTATCGATCCCACCAACGTAACTGCTATCTCCCACAAAGTATCACAGAAACGTATCCATGACATACGACCCCCCTCTAAAAGTGACGATCCCGACTCCAAGTGAAGTCCCAAGAGGCTTTGGTCCCAATTCCACAGGTAAACGTGGTGGCAACCTCCGTGTCCGATGCACTAACGCTGAATATGACATGATCCAAGTTGAAGCCGAACGTCTAGGAATCACACTCGCTAACTTCTGCCGATGGTGCTCTGTTCAGGTCGCTGAACAGATGAAACTCCATCGTGAAACCGGATCAGTCAAATGGAGTGCCGAAAGTGAGTCAAATTGATGAGATTCTATTCGATGAAACACAATTGGCAGCGATTAATGCTTGTTGCGATCTATCACGGCGAATTGTGGGTGTTACAGGCTCTGCCGGGACTGGGAAGACATCTATCCTCGCCGCAGTACATCCCGCTCTTAGGAGAGCAGATCGTTCCGTGGTATTATGCGCTCCTACAGGAAAAGCTGCCAAACGTATTCAGGAAGCTACTGGAATTGAGGCTAGAACGATTCATCGCCTCCTTGAATACCCACGACCCGGCGAAGTAGACTCCAACACCGGCAAAGCGTTAGTCACAACCGACCCGAAACGTGATAGGCGCAATCCCATTGACTTCGATGTTGTCCTGGCTGATGAGTACGCTATGGTCAATGTCGAAGTTCATCGTAACCTACTTGATGCTCTCCCACCTGGGGGCGTTATTCGTATGTTTGGAGATGCTAATCAACTCCAACCTATTGAACAAATCAAGAGGTTACAGAAAGAGCCTTCCTCCTTCCTCAAGATGCTTGAGAAGTTCGATGGTATCCGTCTGGAAACCATACATCGTCAAGCAGCAGGAAGTAGCATCATCGAGAACGGTGCAAGAATCGTAGTCGGTAAAATGCCGATACGTAAGGAAGAGTTCGCATTGAAGATCTCATCCGAGCCTGTTCAAGCTGTTCAAGACTTCGTGATGGATAGCCTTGATGATGGATTTGATTATGGCGGATTAGACTGTCAGCTTATCTGTCCTACCAAGGTAGGCTGGGTAGGCACAGAAGCCCTCAATGGTGCACTTCAGCTACTCCTTCAGCCATCTAGCAAGGACTACCTTAACGTTGATAGGCATAAGTGGATAAAGGAAGAGTACATCCGCTTCTATGTGAACGATAAGGTCATCAACACCAATAACAACTATCCATTGGAGGTGTTCAATGGTGAAACTGGTCTTGTCAAAGGGTTCACGTCGGACGGATCTATCACAATCGACTTTGGGGACAGAACCATTGATATACCTCCTTCCCTTGAAATGCAAGGACGGAACGGCATATTCTATATCAACCCTCAAAAGGACATTGATCTTGCATATGCTATCACAACCCACAAGGCTCAGGGGAGTGAGTACCAACGAGTATGCTATATCATGAACGGTTCGCGCTCATGGACACTAAACCGCAAGAACTTCTACACAGGCATATCACGAGCACGCGAACACGTTACTGTGTTGACTGACTCCCGTGCGCTCACTCTATCACTCCAGAAGGCGGGAGATAAATGACCAAGACTGTCATCTTTATCAACGGACCTCCACGTAGTGGTAAAGATACTGCTGCGAAGTTCATCACCAAAGCGATGTCGAACTGTAGTGAGTACAAGCTATCACAGCCACTCAAACATGGTCTACGTGAGATGTTTCAACTCACTCCCAAAGCCATGAAGACATTTGAAGAGTATAAAGAGGAGCCTGGAGCCATACTAGGTGATTTGTCTTGGCGTCAAGCTCAGATATGGCTGTCCGAGGAAGTAATGAAGCCCATGTTTGGACAGAACATCTTTGGTAAGATCGGAGCGAGGCACATCCACCGTGACATGATCGCCCCGCGTATCGTCATCTCAGACTGTGGATTCATCGATGAAGTTAGGGCCATTAGAGATTACCGTGAGCACCCTTCCTGCTATGCACTCATTCTATACCGGGAAGGATGCAACTATGACAACGATTCCCGTGACTATGTGGACTTTGCGAGTCTCGGTATTCCAGTATTCGCGATCAACAACGATCACGATCTGGAGATGTATGAAGTTCAGGTTAAAAGGGCATTGAAGACATGGAACCTGATACCGTAACAGAAAACTGGCTTCTTCAAGAGTTCTCTACTCGGGCTAGAGCTTGTGGCCTAAAAGTAGACTGTATGGGGTCAGGTAAGCTCGATTCAGAGATCGTAGTCATTGCTGAGGCGCCTGGAGAGCGTGAGTGTGAGATGAAGATGCCACTCGTAGGTGGTAGTGGCAAGTTCTTGTGGACACTACTCGGTAAGTATGGCATTCGAAGGAATCAGTGCTATGTTACGAACGTGGTTAAGCAACAAGTGGCAATGTCTACTAAGACAGATGCTCGTAGTCCTGTTAAAACAGTTGAACTTGAACACTGGGAGGGGCTACTGGATTGGGAACTGGATCATCTGCCCAACGTCAAATACATTCTCGCATTGGGAAACTATGCATTGCACGCACTCACGGGTGACAGTGGAATTACGAACTGGCGAGGGTCAGTTGTTGACGCACTTGTTGGCAGAAATCGTAGACCCATCCAGATCGTCATCACTAACAATCCAGCCCATGTACTCAGGAACATTACTCTAGAGCCCATGTACAAGTTCGACCTAGCCAAACTCAGGAACGTGATCGATGGAAACTATAAGCGACACGATATCCGGGCCATCATTAACCCCACAGCAGACGAAGCAGTTGATTACATTACTACATTGCGTAACGATCCAGCACCAGTGGCCTTTGACATTGAGACTATTGCCAATGAGACCGCTTGCATTGGTTTTGCTAACAATGCTCACGAAGGTATGTGTATTAATTGGAGAGACAGGACCAGTAATAGTTACACCCCTGCCGAAGAACGTCATATACGGAGCGCAATTGTCGACTGGTTTCTGTCTAGTGATACATCCTTCATAGCACAGAACGGATCGTTTGACGCTGGTTATCTCTGGTATAAGGATAGGATTCATGTCCCTAAGATATGGTTCGATACACTTCTCGCGCATCATACCTTATACCCCCGTATGCCTCACAACCTTGGTTTCCTCACAGCCCAGTACACCACTCACCCCTACTACAAGAACGAGAAGGACGATTGGAGAGAGGGCAGTGGGGACATCAATGAGTTTTGGGAATATAATGTTAAGGACTGTTGTATCACGTGGGCAGCTCATAAAGCTTTATGGAAAGAGTTGACTCAACAGAAGCTAGCAGGCTTCTTCTTCAACCACGTAATGCGTCTACAACCTCATCTTATACAGATGCAGGTATGTGGTATTAAGATAGATGAGGATATGAAGGATCGTGTCGCAGAGGATCTCGGACAAAGACTTAAACAACAACTCGCAGAGGTACACTCGCATATACATGTACTTACAGGCGATAGAGAATACAATCCAAATATTAGATCAACTAAGCAACTTGGAGAGCTTCTGTTTAACAAACTTGGGCTGGTTGGACGAGGATCTAGCACCAATAAGGACAATCGCGAAAGAATGCGGATACATCCTAGAACAACTGACGAACAAGTTAAACTCATTGACGCTATTAACGTATACAAAGTCGACCATAAGTTCCATAGCACCTACGCCACCTCACGAATTGACTCAGACGGTCGAATGAGGTGTGAGTACAAACAGTTTGGTACTCAGAAAGCTCCTGGCAGGCTATCCAGTACTGGAGTCCTCTGGGGTACAGGCACGAACCTACAGAACCAACCCGAACGAGCGTATCCTATGTTCGTTTGTGACGACGAGTACATGTTCTCGTACTTCGATCTCAAACAAGCGGAGGCCAAGGTTGTTGCCTACAAGTGGAACGTGGCTGGACTTATCGAGACTTTCGAACGAGCAGAAACTGAGGAGGGCTTCGACGTACATCGAGCAAATGCTGCTCGAATATTTCGAGTCCCATATGACGAAGTGCCCACCAGCGATTACAACAAGGATGGAACTCGTTCTCTTAGATTCTTTGGCAAGAAGTGCGTACACGGACTTAACTATCGAATGCTTGCACCCAGGCTGGCAGAGGATTGTAAGGTTCCACTTCATCAAGCGGAAGAAGCGTTTTATTCGTATCATCGAGCTTTCCCTGAAATACAACGAGCCTGGAAGCGCATCATCGACGAGGTACGAGTTGAGCGACAGCTATTTAGTTGTCTAGGTAGGAGGATGATATTCCTTGAGAAGATTACTGAGGAGAGCTTCGACAGCGTTATTGCATTTGATCCACAGTCCACCATCGGAGACAAGGTTGGCGGAGTTATCTACCTATGCCAGGAGGATAAAGAGTGGCCGTCGGATGCCAGGGTCTTACTTAACATCCATGATGCGCTCATTGCAATCCACCGACCCAAAGACAAAGAGATCGTACAAGCGATCATGAAGAAACACGCTGAAGCTCCTATACCTATCAGGGGTGAGATGATATCGATAGGCACCGACTTCAAGGAATCAGTAGCAGGAGAGGATGGGATACACAGATGGTCAACACTAATGGAAGTACAACAAAATACCTAAACAAGTTGTCTACTCTTGGAATTCGTGCTCGCAACGCTATGGCATCCAGTGAAGTTATCGATGACGACTCGTTTGTGGATCTAAAACTTCGTGACATTATGAATACACCCAATCTAGGATTGTCCAGTTTTTTGGAGATATGTTTGGCAGCACACCGTGTACATGCTCGATGGAAACAAGCCCAAACTCGTTGGGGAGAGGTTTTCTACGCTATGAAGCGTAGAGAAGGATATGCCAACCAAACCTATGAACAGCTTGTAAAGGCTTATGGTCAAAAGTTCCTCAAGTCTATCCCTCTACCTGTTACTATTGACAAGGAAGCTGATAAGGTTCACTACTACGGGAATCGTACACACCCAAGAACCATCTGGGATATGGATAAGGCTGTAGAATTGATGATGGATATTGGCGAGGACGACGATGCTCCCGACGAAGATTTACAAAGATACGAAATGGTTATTAGTTTTCTTGTAGAACGGTACGCTCGGGCCATGATAAGTAATCATCACCCTATCAGGCAACTTATATCTGATATAGCTGACTATGGCTAATTAATGAAGTACCAAAATCTAGTTAAACCAGACACCTTCATCGGACAATACATGGAGTATATGTCCAACGTAGAAACACCGTATGCCTATGACTTCTGGTGTGCGCTATGGGCAATAGGAGTTGAATGTGGACGTACCGTATATGTTGATCGCCCTAGTGCTCCTGTGTTTCTCAACTGGTATCTCATACTGGCGGCTGAGTCAGGAACAACGCGCAAAAGCACAGCAGTCCGTGCGGCATCTGCACTCATTAGCGGAGATAGAGAAGTCCTTTCGGGAAAGACTTCGCCTGAGTCCCTTGAACTCATCCTCCACGAATGTACTAGACAAAGAGGCACTGCTACAGCGCATTTCGCAGTACCAGAACTTGTTACAATCCTCGGGCGAGAGGGTTACATGTCCACAATGCCGGGGCTCCTTACAGATCTCTACGATTCTCCTGAACTTAGACGATCTCCGGGCACCCTCAAATCAGGGGAGATAATCCAACGTGACGTATACATCACCTTTCTCTCAGCGTCTACTCCAAGCTGGTTGGTCACAGCAATCAATCCTAGCGTTATTGAAGGCGGTTTCACCAGCAGAGTTATGTTCATTGTGGAGGATGCTCGCAAACGATCCATCCCTTGGCCCTGTAACTCCAGAAGAACTGGACAGTCCACAGTTCAAATGGTATTGCAAGAGACATGCACAAGAGCTAGAGGAATTGGAGGACTTACTATCTCCCAAGGAGGACTCCGCAAGTTCACCAAATGGTACAACAACCGACCAGTCTCAAACGACCCCTTCCAGTCCTCCTTCGAAGCTCGTGAAGACGATCATGTGCTTAAGCTTGCCGCTTGCCTTGCCATCAACGATGGAACGTTGGAGCTGCAAACTACCCACATCACCACAGGTATCAAGGTTATCGCTGATGCCAAGTACAAGGCTAGCCAACTCTTCGGCGGATCGTTCTCGACTGGAGCTAGAGTTGGCAATGCAGTTACCCGAGTACGTGAGATTCTCATCAGTGCCGGTGGTGACGGAATACGTCACAACGCACTCTATCGCCGCGTCAATAATAGACTAGACAACACCGAGTTCAAACTACTCATGAAGATACTCCATGAGTCAGACTTGATACAAGTATTCGAGGTGAAGAACGGTGGGAAGATCTATAGAGCTACACGTAACATAGAAAACTTTGGTATCATCTCTGAGGTACTGGCTAAGGTGAATGCTTAATTACGTGGTAATGTCCTGTCCTCAAAGGTATCTAGCTCAAACTCCTTTCCTTGTCCTATGTCCTGTTCTGACATAAGCGCATTGATCTTGTCCTCAATGTTCTTCAACTCCACTAAAGTACGTGCATTAACCCTCTTCTGCTGAAGGTTGTTCTCGTTGATCAATTCAGAACGCTTCCTTGTATCTAAGGATGGATTGTTAGCGATCGTAGAAGACTCAGTACGTAAGGCTGTCATGTCAGCATTATGCCTAGACCATACAGGGTTCAAGTCATCTATAAGTGGAGCAGCAAGTATGATGATAGGATCAGTTGAAGCACGGAGCTTTGGAGCCAAATGCTCTAGTAGTTGCGGTGACCTTCCTCCAGCTTGAGCTGCTCCACCTCTTTGCCTAGCAGCATGAGCCCGTAGACGTTCTACTCCTTTCAACTTCAGTCGTACCTTACTACTAATCTCATCATTAGGACTAGTCCTAAAGACATAATCTACCAATGGATTAAGATACGTGACTTGTCGCTTCACTACGTCAACTAGCTCTTGTCCAGCTAAATCAATCCCTCTACTCAGACTCTCTTGGCTACCCAAGGAGAATGAGTTGTAGACTTGCGTACCGCCTGCTCCTACAGCACCTAGAAAGGCAGAGAATACGCCCTCCATCTTAGAATCAACAGCAGGATCAATGTAGCGAGACTGTCCACGTTCAGCCGATATGCGTTCTCCACTACCTAAATTGTGTAAGGCTCCTAGAGATATAGATCCATCCTCTCCGATACGAGGGCCGATCCTCAAGTTGAACCCAGCCGCAGAAAAGGCAGCTTCTAAGGGAGGAGGCACAGCTATATCAAAGATACGTATCAAGGCTGCAATAACATGAGCAGGACTACTATCTGATCCATCTAGCTTCTTAGCATTAGGACCAAACGTACCTAGTTCATTCAAGAGAGTCTTTCGCGCTCCAGCCGAAGCTCCCGTCAGCATATCAAAGAATTCCAATCCGAAAGCATGGAACAGGGACCATTCGGGAGATATAGGTGCGGCCCAGAAGTTAGGCTCGTCTAATAACCCCTCAACGAACCCAGCTGTAGGAAAGTAGATGATTAGGTTATTGGTGCGTTGTTGAGTAGTCAGTTTGTTGTAGAAGTGATCGACGTACTCCTCCCCCAATAAGTACATGCCCATAGCCACTGCAACAGCATTAAAAGTAGGTACAGACAACGATAGTAAGGCACGATCATAACGACCAGCTTTCCTGGCAGCATTAAGGCCCGCTCCGATACTGTTCCATGACTGTATCATAGGAGTAGACCAAGGTATGAAAGCCACCATAGCACGTATCATTGGGGAACTACCAAACCTACGAGTATCACCACTAAGGTCACGGCCTATGTCAGCAGCCAAACGTACAGCAGCATTGGCACGTTCAGGATCAGCAGCGTGAAGAGCTTGTAAGTCTCCACGACTAGACAACTGTCTTATCATAGCACCTAGTGTTGGTCCCTCATACAGTCCCTTCAATATAGCACGGTAGTATCGATATAACCGCATCAAACCAACAGGATCATCCTTATAGATAGAAGCTGACGCCCCTACAAGGTCAGTTACCTTGGGGTTATCTGTATTGTGAAAGACGGTCGAAGATAGTGTACCAGAGCCACGTTGGATAGCGGTCAAGAAGGATCGCTTGACCTTCTCTGTCATCATATCGGCTATTTTCTGTTTGGTCTGACCAGGGAAAACAGTATGGATCAAGCCAGACTGACGTTCGATTGCATTAACGAACATACTAGCAGTCTCTCTAGCCCACTCAGTAGCAATGATCTCATAAGCACCTCCAATAGCGTCCAGAGGATTGTACGGAAGCCCCTTAGCAATAGCGTTCTGTTGTGTTTGCTGCATAGCGTACATGAATGACTTGAATGCAAAGAACGGCAGACGAGTAGTAGTGATCTGCTTAACGTTCTTGAACAGCCTAGCCGCTTGGAAGGCGATATGTAGATCAGGACGTTGACTAGTTAAAGCCCCACGAACAGCCTCGTCCGGTACATAGAAGATGTACTCGCGTCCTGAACGGCGCACTACTACCATGTTCTTGAATGGATCAGTTAGCTGATCGACAGTCTTATCAATATTACCACCTACACCTGTGATCTGACGTAAGACTGGATCAGGATTGTATTGATTCATTATCTTACGCAAGTCGGGTGGCTCAGGACTTAACTCTCGCATACCAATGAAGGTAGCAAAGTCATTAGATGTCTCAGGGACCATCTTTCCTCTATTATCCCGTACTGATCTAATGAAGTTACCGTCCTCATCGATGCCAGCCATACGCGAGAGTATGTTCCACTGGAACACCTGTTCATCAGCGAAGTTGATCATCTGACCTATATACATACCCATAGCGTCAACTGGATCGAGAGGATTAGTTACTCCCAACCCTGGATCAAGGCTAGAAGGTAAGAAGTTAGCTAAATCAAG